TTTGTTTGCTTTTCATTTTTATGCCAGCATCAACAGATTGTCCTGGCTTTCTACCACCACTGAAAGCGGTTCTAGCTCTCTTATCGCCGTAACTTTTCATGGTTCCAATTGAAAGCTCGTCAATTTGCTCGGCCTCTTCCTTGGCAAGTTGGCCCTTCTTACGAAGTTCTTCTCTCTTTTTTGCCATGTGAAGCTGGAAAGCTAATTTAGCATCGTCAGCCGCTTCAGCAACCTTTTTCTTCTTCCGAAGAAGATGGAAGTCATGCGCATCGACCTTGCCGTTCTTGTTGGCATCGATCTTATGCTGATTACCCTTCAGCTCTTCGTATACTTCTTCGTCTTCGCCAGGATTGTAGCCCTTACGGTGCTTCGGACGATCGGCCATCTTGACCTTCGAACCCTTAAAGAGTTCATCGTCATTGCCGTTGCGGTCAGCAGTCTTCGCAACTGCGTGCTTGTCAATGAACTTCTGCTCGTCAGGATTCTTGACGACCATCGGCCCAAGCTGTCTTTCATTTAAGAAATCTTTAAGCGTCTTCGCCATCGTCGTCTTCTTCCTCTGTGTCTAAATCTTCTAGGTCAAAATCTTCAAGATCAAAATCTTCGTCTTCGAACTCATCTTCGAACTCTTCGTCGTCGATATCGAAATCTTCTTCGTCGAAGTCATCATCAGATTCTTCGTCATCGATTTCTTCTGGTTCGGCGAACATCTGCTGAGCATATGCAACACTCTCATCTTCTAATCTTGCGTCAATCTTCTGACGCACAATTGCGTCGAATGCGTTTGCAAATCGAGTAGGTTGTTGATCTAAGGTTGCTCCAATCAATTCGTCAATATCCATATAAATTCTCCAAAAGTCTTTTTACTATTTATAATGTATTTATTTTCTTACCAAATCTGGTACATTTGGAATAGAATTAGATTTCGGTTTACCTGCTGTTGGAGGAGTTGCATCAGCTGGAGTTGGCTCGGTACCTACATCTCCAGGGGGTAACTGTTGCCCATCTGGTCCCATTTGTGGAGGAGTATACTGCGGATTATCCATTTCTTCAATAATTTGCTTGTCGATCTCTTCCATATCTTCTTCTGTCTGATAAAGAACGTTCCGACGAATCCATTCATGTGAATAGTATTTGCCTGCGTAGTCATCAACGTCGCGTAGCATCGAGATACGATCACGAAGGATTTCAGTGTTCTTTAGTTCAGCAAAATGGTTATCTTCAGAAAATTCGTATTTAAAGCTAGATTTAAATTCTGACCAATCTTCTGAGGTAATGATACCTTTCAGAATCAGTTGCTTTTCAAGAATTTTACTAAAAATTTCTGAGAATCTTGCGCGAAGACGCGTAATGAATTTAGCAAACTTCACTTCGTCGCGAGTCACTTCTGTGGCTCTGCCGAAGTTAAAAGCTTGTTCAGGATCGAGGCGAGAGATCGGAACGTTCAGAGCTTTATAAAGCTTCCGTTGAAAGTAAACAATGTCGTCGATCTGTCCGAGGTTTTGACCGCCTGGAAGAGTAGTGATTTCTGTACCCTTACCGCCTTCACGACGAGGTAGCCAGAAATCTTCAAGCATCGTCATATGCTTACGGTCGTCGCGAATTTCTCCGGTTCCGGCATCATACACAATCTTATTTTTAAAGCGAGTCATGATATCACGAAGATATTGCTCAGCTTTCATTTTTGGTAGATTGCCAACATCGATGTAGAAGATACGACGTTCTGGTGCACGTGAGATACGATAGATGACCAACGAGTCTTCCATCGCCTTTAATTGATTAAGAGGCTTAATCGCCTTTTGTAGATAACCGAGAACCATGTCACCTTTGACATTAACAAGCCCAGATGATACGTTGACGATCGAGTCAACTGCAATCTTAATGCCCTGCGTAGTAGGATCTTGATAGTTCGGCTGAGTCGGTACTTTACCGAAGCCATTCTCATTATAGATATAGAACTCTTCGCCGACCGAAGGAATGATAACGTTCGAGTCTCGAGAAACTTTTCTTTTCTTGTAAGTTTTGACTTTCCGAAGTTTACGAGGATCTACATAGCGAAGTTCTTGAATACCTTCTCTTGGATTCTTCTCGTCGATCATCAGGTGATAGAATATTCTGCCGTCGACATACCATTTACGGAAAATTTCGTATGCGTGCTGATTAAATTCGAGCATCTCGAGTACAGTTTTGAACTCATCGAGGATAAGTTTCTTGACTTTGTCAGGTTGTTCTAGACCATCGAGATTTAAAGATACGGGTTCTTTCTTCGGATCAATCACAACCGCTTCGTTGATAATGTCATCAACTGCCAACTCGATGTCAGGATGTTGAGCCATCTCTCTGTACTTCGAGACGAGTTCAGACTCGGTTCGAATGGCACCTTCCATATCAACGTATTGGCCGTAAGCTCCACCTTCAGCAAGAACAAGCGCTCCATCGTCGTCCTGTTTCGGAGCAAATGATGGAAGCGCTTTTTCTTCTTGCTTTCTTTTAATTTCAAAACCAAATAACTCGGCCATGGGTTCTCCAATTTAAATAACGAAAAAAGTAAGGGGATGTACCCCTTACTTATTAATCACCGCCGGCGCGACCTGTTTGACCAACACGGCCAACTGACCAATAGTCATATTGGAACGTTACCTGGAACAGTTCGATTTGATCGGTTGTCGACCAATCAAGTTCGATTGGGCTGATATTACTTGGGAAGATTCCGTTAAAATCATAAGTACGGATTCTTGTCCCATCTTTCCCGAATTGAGTTACTGTGGCCTGTGACTTATATCCAGGACCAATTTCTCTGACGTTGCGTTGTAGACGATTGATTCTATTTGACCATTCTTCCATGGCATTACGAATCAAGAAATCTTCATCGTTAATAATCGTAACTGTCCATTCGGCGAATGTTCTATCACCAGCTAACTTCATTTGACGACCAAAGTAAAACACTGGAATGACTCCAAGATCAGAGCCAGGCAGCTGAGCTGCCTGACACATGAATCTTGTTTTCAAATCCCCTACACTGTTCGCAGGATTAAAAATATCCACCTGGAACAGGTTTTGTCTTGCGCCGCCAAAAGCTAGTTGGCTTCTCATTTCAGTGATATTAAAAGCCATTTACTTTCCTCCTAGGTTTATCTTATTTATTAGAACTGGCCAGCGATTTCGTTGAACTCGACACCAGATCTGACGGCAACGAAGTTTAGCTGGATGAAGTTGATCGACTTAGCAGGCTTAATGTAGATGTCTCCAACAAAGCGATTGCTATCAATTACTTCAGCAGTATTATTCGTCTCGTCACAAACCACGCGGAAGTCAAAGATTCCACGACGACCTTGAACGTCGCGAAGATATGGCTCAACCAGATTCACGAACTGTGATCTTGTAAATTCGTCGTTGAATTCGAACAGAGTTGAGTTTGAAGCTGTCGCGATAGCTTTTTCAAGAGTAATGAACAGACGACGTACGTTAATACGATCGAATGCGCTTGTGCGCCCAAGCAAAGTCTTATCTCCGTAAAGTACTGTTCCTTGGCCTGGGAATGTTACCACAGGATTAATGTCGTTCTTATACAGAAGATCTCTTTCAATTTTTCCAGGACTAAATGCTAACTTGACAAGGTTTCTAATTTGGCCTCGAGTGAATCCGGCCGGTGAGAACCACGGATCTCTGAGATTATCACTGCGAGCCGTGAGACCGGCAATATCACCATTCAAAGGAATATAGCGATATACGTCTGCATACTTGTCATACTGATACTTGTAACCCGAATCCATCAAAGCGTATGAAGTATTACGCAGAAGACGTCTGAAGTCTACGATGTTCTGAGCTTGCACGTTTTCTGTATTGATACCTACAACATCAGAGTATGCGGGAGATACGAACACTACGCAATCCTTACGAATTTCTGCGATGTTGTCGATCAGATAGTTTGCTAGCTGAACGTCGTTAGCTCCGATTGCCTTACCCTGAAGAATAAGAGAAATATCTACTGTACTTGCGTCGGCAAAAAGATCATATGCTGAACCGAGCGCGGCCATCGATACTCCGCTTTCTGTCGAACCATCGGCTCCACGAACAAACGACCGCGTATAGGTAGTGGTATTAGTCGAGTTAGCAACGTTTGACAGCGTGTTAGAAGCTGCGCCGTCACGATCATTTGTAGCCCAGACCCACCGCGAGAAGTCGTTAATTGCGGTCTTATAGTAGTTAGTCGTACCATCATCCTTTTTGGCATCTGTTGCACGCGAAAGGTTTTGATAGATTTCAAGCACTTGACCAGGAGTTCCACTGATCAGACCGTCTTCGTCAACTACAACAACTGAAACTTCGTCTACTGCTGTACCGCCGGCGTTTGTCATCGATGAAGATACACCGGGGGCAGACTCTACAACATTGAAGTATTCCCACTGGCGCTTCAGTGAAGTATCACTGAAGTTAGTCGACTTATTCCAAGTACTGTCGAAACCGATGTTAAAGAAGATGTTCGTACCATCGTCGGCCTGTACACCCTTCGAAGTAACCTTCATGTTTTGCTTACCAACCGAAGTGTTACCAACTTCTACGTAGTCACCAACTGTAAGTTTATCTCTGAGAGCTGTCACTGCAAGACGAGCTTGTGCAAGCGTAAGACCGAGATCAGTCGCTGTTTGTTTTGTAAAATAAACAACCGAGTTGGCTGCGCCATTCGAGACAGCAACGTTTGCACCGCCAGACGTTAGCGAGAGAGTAAAGCCAGTTGTATTCGCTCCAGTAATGAAGTACGTCGTACCTTCTGATAGACCTTGAATGCTATTGGCAGTCGAAGAACTTCCTTGTGAATACCATACTGCGTCGCCATTCGTGAAGAGTGTATTTGCGGTTGACAGAGAGATAAAGTTGGCTGATACGGCATTCGATCCAACTACTCGCGCGATTGAAGAATTGGCTACGCGATCGGCGAAATCGTCTCCCGACCATACGAATACGACGTTAGCAGTGTTGCTGCCGACTGCAATCGATACAGAAGCTGATGTAAGATCTGCAAGAGCATATGTATTTGCAGTTGTTGAACCGTAAGTAGT